CGTCAGCCCCATGCTTACGCATATCAATAGACTTACCCGGCCAACTGCAACGACGATTATCCCCACTGCTAATGCATTGGCTAAAATAGGTAGAAAGCTCAGTGAGCGTCTTATCATACGCTCCGCGCAGCACAACAACGTCAGGACCGTCTTGGTCAACAAATGTGAGAGCGTGCTGAGACTTTGTTTCTTGCATAGTGTTAGGTGTTATGATAGCACGCTTTTGCGTGAGACATGGCGTTCTTTATGATGTTGGTGACGTATTCTTTAGGACGGCCTATCTTATCCGCAAGCTCGTCAGGAAAAACCTCTGCGGTGCTATTGTTCTTTGCCGTAACCGCATACTCATAGGCTATAAGCCTATCAGAATGACTCAACAACCACTTCTTGTCCGTTGTTGGATCAATGTGGTTGTCCTTGAACATAGCGATAGGAGGTTCCTGTAATGTCGGTGATTGATTCAACTTGAATGTTTTTGCCGACAAGCTTATTGGTCATACGGCGCGGGATGGCAACATGGATGCATCCAAGGTCTTGCTCAATGGCAACGCAGTAAATCCACTGTGGATTGATTGCTTGCCTTAGCACCTTTGCCGCAAAGACGTGCATACGCTTTGGTTCTTCTACGGCCTCCAACTCAACAGGTTGTGCCTCTTCAATGTCAACTGGAGCTTTGATTTTAAGTTTAGTTTTTTTCATTAGTAGCCGCCTTGTGATACAACCTTGGTTTTCATAGAATCTGGAGAAACATAATTAGCCCCGCTCACCGCCAAGTATCGTATCACATCTATTGGGTCTTTCCAAGCTTCTTCTTGCCCGCCCTCTGCGGTGTATTCCTGCAATGCCGATATGATGTTTTGGCATCTATCCGAAATATAGAAATGCGGTCTATTGATTGAATCAATTGGCTTCTTCTTGTTGTAAGACATCTTGGTCTGCAACGCTTGAAGCCCATCCTCAATGTCAATGCCGGGAGCGGGAATGAACACAAGCCCAGCATCCGATAGGTCTTCTATGATGGACGACGCGCCCTCTTGCGTCTGGTACTTGGCAGCACCTAGCCGTGGATCAATAAGCCGCTCAAAAATGGTGTCGTTGGTCTCGGACTCCATTCCGGTGATTAACTCAACATAGTCCTTGATGCCATAGCCTAGTCCCTTTGAAGCCTCTCCGCTTGACCACTTGCCGCCATGCCACTTAGCCCAATCACCTACGTTGCTGTCCGGCCACTCACGATAGACAAACCAAGTGTCGCTTTCGTCAATAGCCACCCAGCAAATGAACCAGTTTTTTCTGCCAGCAGGATCAAGAACCATATACTTGGTCTTGTTCTTCAGGTCAATCTTCTCATGGCGAATGACGTTCACCTCGCGGGAAAAATTGGGGAACTTTGTGGACATTGACTTCGTTGCAATGCCATACGCACGGGTTAGAATCTCATTCTCCGGTCTACCAGCCAAGTCCTTTGAGATACGCTCATATCCTCCAAAGGGATTGTCTTTGCTGTGGAAGTAGATGATGCCAGCATCACGATTCTTAGACTTCTGCAAATATGGCACGGCACGTCCAGAAAGAAGCTCTGCCTCCTTAGAACGCAACGTCTCAGCCCCCTGCACATAGTCACGCACAACCTCCGTATAGCCATCAATCGGCGTGAACGTAACAACCAGCTTGCTATTGCGTGTAGCCAAGCGGAACCGTAGCGTAGCCAGAAGCTCAGGCCCAATCAAATACTCGTCGCACCACGCCCCAATGTTGAGCCATTTGGCATCGCGGCATCCCAACTCAGCACCTTCAAGGATGGTATCGTTGTTTAAGAACTGGGCATAGGTCTTGAAGATGATTGAACTCTTGCTGTTAGGCAGGATGAGACTCGACTTGCTAAATCCGTTCTTCCGCGTGTAGGAGATGTTCTCTTCTGTGCCCAACACCTTCACCCTGTATTCCTCGGGCAAGGCATCATAGATTGCAGACTGCTGCTGGCGAATAGACACGTCAGCATTCTGTGCAAAACACATGATGGTTGACTGGTGATTCTCAATGGCCGCTTTCACAATGGCATTGGCCGCAAAGCAAGTTTTTCCTGACCGATTTCCGCCACTTACCAGAAGCTCAGAATGCTCTGCCATCAAATCCTCGGCATCCTTCCAATGCGGCAACTTCCAGCCATAGCGATAGTTATCTCGTTTGCTATTTGCAATTGCCGAATGATAGAGGTCATGCAGCTTCAGCACATCCTCCGGGGACATGGAAGCCAGCTCCGCATCACTCGGCGGCTTCAACACTTCATGGTAGGACCAAAGCAAACTCATTCCTTTATTTCGGTTACTACCGCCTCAATAGACGACGCCTTCATGTTAGCCCTAGCCTGCTCAATAGCCTTCATGGCATCCTCCAAACTCGGGGCACTCGTCTTATGCTCAACCACAACCCTGTTCTCTCCCATAGCCGATAGGAACTTATCATTAGCTATTCCCCAAGGAAGTGTAAGGTCTCGTATGTTAGTCCTAGCCAATTGCTCTGGGTCTTCCGCTAGCATCCGCATCTTCTCCTTCTGCAAAAGCCGCAAGCCTTCTACAATGTCTAGGGCATCCTCTGCCAGCGAGGCCCTACGTTCATTCAAAGCCATCTTATGCCGCGCCTTCAGCCGCGCCACAGTTTCCCACTTCATTCCCAGCTTCTTATTAATGCTATTAAAACTCTCCCCTTCGGCCAACATCTCTAGTGCCTTAATTGCCAACGCCGGATCACGCCTCTCAATGAAGTTACCAACATTGTTTGCATTTGCGGCTACTGACTTAGATAGATCACTAATCTTCCTCTTAGGCATACCCCATCTATTTCATATTCCCCTAGATATGCAAGCAGTTTGTTAGTAATAAAACAAACCACCTATCTCTATGAACATAACTACATTACAACTATCTCAAATTAATCCACAACCTTTACACCCTTTCTCCCGTCCTTTACAGCAACTTACGTCGCAACTGTGTTGACGCGACCTTTGTTTAATCCTCTATCCGCGTAAACTAGACCTTACGCCAAGGACAGCGGCTATGGCGAGTAGGGCCAAACATCTGTGATTTTTTTAAAATGGCTTATGGATCAATTTCAATCTGTCCGCCCACCCCCCCTAACGTACCCCCTCCCCCCTATATAGCTATATAGTATACTAAATTAGTATAGTATATAGTTGTATAGTATACTAAATCAATATAGTATATAACTGTATAGTATAGTAAAGTAGTATAGTATATTGCTATACTTAGCTAGGGCGTGTGCGTGGTGTGTTAAGGGGAGATAAGGGATTGCCAACGCCGACAGACCGTCCTGACATTAGTCTTTCTTCACTCCCGTTTGCCGCCTATTAGGACGTCTAATGCCTTAAAATAAAGCTTTAAACCTTTGGTCAAATCTGGTAAACGTGTGGGCAGGGAAGCGACAAACGTAACCCACAACGAAAGAGACAAAGAAACAAATGAAAAGAAACGAATGTTTAGAAATTGTCAGAAACATAGAAAACCTTGAATCGATCAAGTTGAGTTTGAAAAGCGTTTCAAGGGGTTATCTATTAAGGGGTTCGTGGGCATATTACGCCGCAAAGCTTTTGGCATGGATTGAATCCGGCATGGATGGAAAACCTCCGTTTTCCGTCATAGTTGCCAACGGAAACAGGAAATTGCCTTTCTTTGCGTTTTCCTCTCTCGCGATTGCCGATTGTCCCGGCAAAGGCGAATGCGCCAAGTATTGTTATTCGCTAAAAGCGTGGCGATATCCGGCTGCTTTTTTTCGGCCACTTCAAAACAGTCTTTTGATGCGTCATAGGCCGCAAGCAATTGCTTGCGCATGGAATCTAATACCAGAGGGGAAAACGGTTCGCTTATTCGTGGATGGCGATTTTCCGAATGTTGAAACGCTTAGATTTTTTATGGAACTTTGCAAGAGCCGTCCCGACTTGTCCGTTTACGGCTATTCGAAATCGTGGGCAGAATTCGTCTCACTTGATCAAGGTGGTTTCGTTTGGCCTTCAAACTACCTTGTAAACAAGTCTAACGGATCGCGTTGGGTGAACACCGGGATTGCAAATGCGTTTTCGGCTTTGCCAATTGTCAGAGGTGAATTTGATGCTGTCCCGGTGGATAAAAGCTTTATCAAGTCGAAGGCGTACCAGTCGAAAGAAAACGAAGGTTCCGGCGAATATCGGAAAACGGTTCGCGAGAAATTGAAGGCAATTTACAATCGCGTCTTTGCTTGTCCCGGCAATTGCGGCAATTGTCTCCCGGGAGGACGGCATGCTTGCGGTTCAAAAGACTTTGCCGGAATTGCAATTGGCATTGGAATTCACGCCTGATTCTAAACATATGAAAAAATCGGATTTTATCACCACGCTCGCCTTTCTTTGCGTTGGCCTTTTAGGCCTATTGTTCGCTGTTTTTTCGGCTTTAGCTAGCTAGTCAAATCCCGGACAATTCAAGGCCACGCCTTCAATGGCGTGGCCTTTTTCGTGGCCTTCGTTGGCCCTTCGTTGGCCTTTGCTTGGCCCGTCCTTCGCCCGTCCTTGGCCTTTCCTTGGCCCTTCGTGGCCCGTCCTTGGCCCTAGGCACCTTGCGCCATCCCTTGCGCCATCCCTTGCGCCATCTTTGGCCGCTACCTTGGCCGCCAATGGCGGAAACCCTCTTAAGGGGCTAATCCCGACAAAGCCCCTTAAGAGGCTAATCCAATACAATCGCCTTAAGAGAGGAATCCGCCTTAAGGGATGAATCCCCTTAAGAGATGAATTCCCTTAAGAGCGCAATCCCAGCACTTTGTAAACCATTTCATTTATTTATTAAATAAAGCTTGGCTTTTAATCTGGATGGCTTATGGTTTTGGCAATCCCAACAAGGGAGCACAGAAACAGACAGGAAATCAAAACATGGAAATCTACATCGAATTCTTCAAGGACGCGGCTTATGAGGAGCCATTCTTCATCTCTGGCCGCAAATTTGTCTACTGCTGGGGAAAACGGGCAGACGGACGCATCGACAATGCGGTCTATTCCTTCGCGGGAGATGTGACCTTTTCTTATGAGTACTTTCAGAGTCTTTTGGGTAAATAACAAAGTTAGATAAAACAATAAAACAAAGTAATAATATGAGTCACGAAATCGAAATCAACGACACGGTTATCTACGGCAGCAACACACCCGCTTGGCACGGCCTCGGGACGGTGTTTGCTGGCCTTTTAAGCCCTTTGCGCGTCTTTGCTGAGGGAGTCGGTCACAGAGACATCCTTGAGGTTCCCGTGCACCTTAACGGGCTTGTCTTGCCAAACCAAAAGGGCTTGGTGGGGATCACGTCTAAGGGCGTGCAGGTGCCGCTTTCAGTGGTGGGCGAAGGTTATGGCGTGCTTAAAAGTGAATCCATGTATCGCATCCTTGAGGGCGTCTACGCCGGGCAAGCGGTGGTAGATGCAGCCGGAACCCTTCGCAACGGTGCTCGCGAGTGGTGCCTAGTCAAACGATCTGCATGGTCGGTCAAAAAAGACGACGTTGTTTTGACGTATGACCTCTGGCTTAATCGCCACGATGGAAGCGGGTGTTTTGAGCTTCACCGCACCAACATTCGGGTGGTCTGCGCGAACACTTGGAAGATGGCCGTCTCTGGTGGCAATCGCGTGTTTGGGGTGCGTCACACGAAAAACGTGGAGCAGGGCGTGCAATCGGCGTTGCAAGTGCTCGGATATGTCGAAGCGCAAGAGCAGACGCAGCGTGCAGCCGCGCAGCGTATGGCGACGGCTTTTATGAGCCGTGCAGAGGCCGCGACGGCGTTTAACGTGCTTCTTGGCATCCGGGAGGGCGTGGAGTCTTCCACCCGTGCAGAGAATCAGTCGGCGGAACTTAATCGCCTATTCCTCACTGGCGCGGGCAATCAAGGGCTGACGCGCTGGGACGCTTTTAACGCCGTCACCGAGTACGTTGATCACGGGCGTTCAACTCGCGTTGCGGATGGTCGCAGCGGGGCGGAAGTGCGGTTTGAGAGCGTGCTTATGGGTTCTGGCGATGCCATGAAGGCCAAGGCGTTTGACCTCCTGAGCGTGTAAACCCTTAAGAGCGTAGTCCCTCTCCGTAAATGGAGGGGGATTTTTTGTGTCCAAAGGAGCGAAGCGACTATTCATTCCAAATTACGATGGTCGTGGGGTTGATGCGGGTAACAGAGAATGGCCTGACGGGAATTTCGGGCATAATTGCCGTTGGAAACACCCTGATGACCTGAGTTTTCACTGGAGATGGCCGTTCCTCCTCAATTACGTTGCCAAACAGGTCTAGGGATGGCCCTTTGCGGGCTGTTCCTTGCGTTTTTCGGGCACTCTGATTGGGTTTGGCCATAGGGAGCCGCAAAGGAGCGGAATGCGGCTTAATCCGTCAATGGGGAATTTCCCCGCTTGCATAACTGAGCGTGTTATTATTCTTTCCTGTTAGTTGCGGGTAGAGCCGCCACAAAAGTTCAATTTGGGCTGGAAATTTCTGGCCGAAAAGAAGACCGGACGTGCTGCTCTACCAGCCTCCGGTCTTCTGCTTTTTCTTAGTTCTCGCGAAGACTGGAGTTCATAGGAACTGAGCGTGTAACCCACAGCATCCGCATATGGCGGTCTGATATTGGGTGAAGGTGCGGTCCCCGAGGCTAACAGGCGAGAGCCTGAATCGTAGGGGTATCAAAGTGACGCGAAAGCGTGATTCACCGACAGGCTACGAGAAACAGCCAAGGGTAGGAGGCACAAGCCGCAACCCGAGGTCGGAAAAGCGAACGCGAAAACTGCTTTATGCGCTGCTTAACAATCCCTGATGGCAGGGATTTCTGCGTCCACTCGCCTACTTTATGCGACTACTCAACGCATCCATCCGCAATGGATCGAAAAATCCCTTAATCACGAAGTGAAAACCACTAAAAACTAAGGCCAATGAGAGAAAACTGATTGCCGCAAATAGCCTTAAGGGAGGGATTTACTTAAGGCCGCAAAAAAAGTTGAAGAAAAGATTTGATGCACGCCAAGAAATCTGAATGATGGCGGCAGATAGGTAGAACAACAACATGAAAAATATGAATACAAAATTAGAAGACATCAACATCGTTCCCGATTTCGGGAAGATTAATCCCCTCACGGAGAACGAAGCTAAATGTCACCTTTATGGAATGGCGGCAATTGCGGCGAGTTTGGCGTTTGAGCTATACATAAAACAAAAGTATTACCAAAAGCCAGAAGGAATCCACGAATCGGGTTACACCGAAAACCTATTGAAAAGGTTTGCGGATGCCGCGAAAGAAGTAGGCCGTCTCTGTGTAGCTAATGAGGGCGAAGTCAAATGAAGGCTACATTAGAATTTAACTTGCCAGAAGACGACGCGGAGCACGTTCGTTCCGTCAACGCCAGCGCGGCGTGGTCTGCCCTTTACGATATTGAAAGCAGAATCAGGGGCATAATCAAATATGGCCTTAATGAAGAAAGCTCCTACGAACAGGAGTTGGCAGAAATTCGCAGAGAGATTAACGAAATAACCGCTCTCATTGGGAGCAAATAAAATGAAACAGAATACAAAACCAACTGGATTAGAAGCATATTGGCGCAGAGAAGCTGAACGGTATAAGAACCTGTTTAATTACGAGTTTGAATCAAACGGGTCCTCACGCATAAAATTCACTGCTGGCATGAAAGAGGAGAAGAGGCTCTATCGAAAGTGCGGGAAAAAGTTCCTGCCCGTCAATGATCCATATGCATATGAAGGTTTAAAGAATGGATTCTGGTTGATACAAATCTCGGACGGATGCACGTCTATCCGCCAGCAAATCTATCCTGATAAGGCTCACATCGCTTCCGCTGCTCGACTAATGGAAGAAAAGCTTGTTGAAATTATCCGCAAGTCCGGTGAAGCTCGACCCGCCAAAACTCCCTTAACCCCTGAACAGAAAAAAGATTGGGATAAGTTTATTAAGAAGCATGGAGATTCTTTTAATACTCTACACTACCCTTCGATTCAGGAAAATGCAGAGAAAATCATTGAGGCATTGCTTGGCAAGGAGGACGCAAAATGAACACACCCACACCCCGCACAATCCCCGAAACCTACAACATCACCTTTCACTGTGGACAGGCAAGCCAAGAAATCATGCGGCTCGACGAAGACGGCATGACCTACAAGGGCCAGCGCATCGAAGACGGAGGGGAAGCGCACCGAGCCTTCTTGGAGGTAATGAGTGCGATGCAACCCACACCCCGCACCGACACCGAAATCACGTTCACCGGAGCCTACACCTGCACGCACCATAACGACCAGCAGCGGGCTGACTGCCCGGTCTGCGTGGTCGCTAAACTCCGCGCCGAGGTGGAGCGGTTGAAAAAACAAATCAAAGACGACAATCGCAGTTACGGCTGCGAACTCCGCGACCCGTACGGCACGATTTGGGAGCAGGCGACCACGGACCACGCCCGCGCCGAACGCGCCGAGGCCGCTGAAACCGTCGCGCTTGCTCATTGGAACAAGGAACTAGAACGAGCCATGAAAGCCGAGGCCGAGCGCGACCATCTGCACGCCCAGTTGCGCGCCCTCACCCTAATCTGCGGCACGAACGACGCCAATAAATTCGAAACTTGGATTGACCGCGCCAACGCCCGCGCCGAACGCGCCGAGGCTGAGGTGGAGCGACTCAAGGCAGACGGAGCCGCAAGTGCGTTCATCGACATGAGTTGCCGTGCGTCCCACGCCGAAGCCGAACTTGCCAAGGAGCGGGCGCGGCTAAACTGGCTTGAAACGCCATCGGGCATGGATTGGCAGTGGGAACCGGAGAGGCTGACGGTGAGTCGCGCAAGCATTGACGCGGCGATGACGGAGGACGCGAAATGAGTGCCGTCTTTTGGATGGGCTTCTCTGCTGGGCTCGCGTTCTTGGTCGTGGTTCTTAGCGCCTTTGTGGCTCTCTCAAAGCGCATGAGCGCCGAGAACCGCAAGGCGCACGAGTCTACGACGGGACTGCTTGAAGATGCGAATTATAACCGCGACCGCATCGCCAATCAGCTTTCCCGCATTGCAAACGAGCTTGAGCAGCAAGGAGCCCGCAAATGAGCGCACCCACACCCACACCCACACCTCGCACCGAAATCACGTTCACCGGAACCTACACCTGCACGCACCACAACGACCAGCAGCGGGCTGCGTGCCCAGTGTGCCTCATCACCGCCCTCACCGCCGCGCGTTTCACAACTGGTTAACAAAAGAATAAATATGTTCCAATACACACAAAAATGGGAAGACCAACTGGTTTACCCCGCCGATACAATGTACGAGATTGATCAAGTAAAATTGGTCAAATGGCTAAAGCATCTACGCGATCTAAATCATCTGTTAATGAATGATTTGATGCGTCATGGCCGTGAAAGAGAAAATGCCAGAGGAGCATTTAATGCATATGATTGCTTGCTTGGAGACATCAGGCGTGGAACAATCTTTATGAAAGAAGGACGCGCAATGAGCACACCCACACCCACACCAACACCTCGCACCGACTACGCTTGGGCGCAAACCTTCGACGCAAATACATTTCTTTCAGGCAGAGGTAACGCTGCCAACCAAATGCGCGACGAGTGCGCGACGCTTGAACGCGAACTCACCGCCCTCACCGCCGAGCGCGACCGTAATGTGAGCCATAGACTAGAGCGCGAAAAGGCCGAGGCAGAGCGGACCGATGCGATTTATCAGCGGGTGTGCGAGGTCGAGCGCGAACTTCGCGCCGAGAACGCCACCCTCCGCGCCGCACAAAAAGCCTGTGAGGCGTGCGACGAGCCAACGGCATTTGAGGTGCGGCAGCTCCGCGCCGAACTCGCCACCGAGCGCGAGAAGGTGCGCGTGCTGCGGGAGGCGTTGGAGAATTTGAGAGACGAGCAGAACGGTGCTCCGCTTTACACGCGAGAAGAAGAGTGGAAGCAGGCGATGGATAAAGCAGACGCAGCTCTCGCCGCAACGGAGGGCGCGAAATGAGCACGGAAGAAACCACGCCCACCTGTCAGCCAGACGTAGCGCACGCACGGGCCGAGAAGCTTTCTGGCGCAAGCAACGCGCAACTGTCGCTAATTTGCGGCGAACTCACCGCCAGAGAACTCAGGACAATCCGAGCCGTTCTCGGATTTATTTTGAGAAACACCGAGAAAAACATTGAAGAAGTAAAACAAAACTGAATGATGAACACGATGAAAACAGATATTAAAGAAGCGTTGGATTGCATCAAAGAATTACTTGCTCGCTTTCCAGCCCCGACTTGCTCGGAGCAGGAATTAGCAGTCGAAACCGCTAAGGAGATTCTATTGAAACATGATTGATATAACTGCCACAATGGAGTCGGTGAGGTTTATGTTCAACAAACATCTCAAGAAGATTGACCTATCGGTTCAAACTAAAATAAAGCCGGAAAAAGATTACGCATATAAACCAAGGGTGAGTGACGAGGTAGTGATTAAGGTTCGTAGCGAACTTCAGCGCGGAAAGACACTCATTCAAGCCGCCAAGGATCATGGTATATCCACGACCACGGCACACAAAATTAAGCACTATCACGGTTGCTTTGGAAGAGGGATTTTAGCCAGACAAACAACATGAAAACATCAGAAACATTAACAAAACTCGCACCAGCTTTGCTGGCAGCTCAAAAAACAGTGGGAAACGCTAAGAAACAAGCGACCAATCCTCACTTCAAAAGCAAGTATGCCAATCTTGAATCGGTTATTGAAGCCGTGAAGGAAGCGTTGAATGAAAACGGCATCGTCATCATCCAAACCGTGGGTGAAGTGGGTGCCGGAACGATCTGCGTAAGCACTCGCCTCCTGCACGAAAGCGGAGAGTTTATTGAGGATATGGCATCTGCGCCACTCACCAAGCAGGACGCACAGGGCGTAGGCTCTGCCGTCACCTATCTACGCCGCTATTCACTCGCAGCCATCTGCTCCATCACGCAGGAGGACGACGACGGCGAATCCGCAAAAGACCCGGCAATCACAAAGGCACAACTTGTTGCCATTCAAACCAACGCAGAGAAAAACAAGGACATGATCGAAAAAGCCTTGAGCTACTTCAAGGCTTCTGATCTAACTAAGCTCAGTCAGAGTCAAGCGAACATCATCATCAACAAACTAACATGATTACAGTAAAAATCGACGTAACGAAAATTGACAAGGCATTGCTCTACAAGGGGGCCAAAGGCACCTACCTTGACGTAGTGCTCTTTGAGACGCCAGAGGATAAGTACGGGAACGACTACCGAGTAGTCCAAGGCGTAACCAAGGAAGCCCGTGCAGCGGGAACCAAGGGCGCAATCCTTGGCAACGGCAAGGTGATTGGCGGCAACAGTAAGCCAGCCTTCAACAAAGCGGAGCCGAAGCCAGTGACCAGCGAAGACGTTCCCTTCTGATCGCATAGAATAAATAATGGGTGGAAATACATCCACCCATTATTTCAATAAATACATAGAAAATGAAACAACTAAATGAACTCACAGTCGCAATCTTCATCTTCGTCTGCACAGTCTTCATCGCGGCGTTCCTTATTCTCTCGTCTCGCTGAGATGACAGAAGAACGCAATAGAGCGGATTGCCTTATATCTGAGCTTAGGTTCTTGGCATCAATGATTCGCCATGATGGCGTGTTGCACAACAACGTCGAAATCATCACGGAAAAAGCAGACGCACACATTAAGCGTCGTTGGAGCCTTATGGCTAACGAAAAATCATGAACGGCAAAGGAGACAGTCCACGCAATTTAGGCCCGAAATATCGGGAAAACTACGATAGTATATTCAGAAAAACAAAAACACACAATGAGTCACTGGTACACGAAAAACGGACAAGCAATGCACAGAGTTCCCGGCAAGACAGTTGCCGAGCGGGACACGACGGTAGCGGACGCACGGATCATGGGTTTGCTCCCATCGGTCAGTGGGATTACGAAGATGATGGCGAATCCCGGTCTTGATCGCTGGAAGCAAGACATAACAATTGAATCGGCACTTAAATATGCTTTTCCATTTGCTTATGGGGATATGGATGCTGATAAGCTTTACGCTGAAATCCGAGCAGAATCCAATAAGGTAGCAGGAGCGGCAGCAGACCTCGGGGTGAAGATTCATGCGGCGATTGAGTCCGCATTAGGATGCCAACAATGGGAAAACGAAACGGTTGAGTTGGCTGACGGCAATAAAGTAGAGCTTAAGGAACTCGTTGATCCAGCATTGGCGAAACTAGAAGAACTCGGAATTAACATTGTTGAAACCGAAAAGGTAGTCACTTGCTCATCTCATGGCTACGCTGGACAGATGGATGTTTCCTACGTTAAGGGCGATGTAGCTGGCGTTCTAGACTTCAAGTCCACCAAAACCAAGCCCACCAAGAAGATTGAGGTAAGGCAGGGACAGTGTATGCAGATTGCAGCCTATCACTACGCTTGCTGGGGCATCAAGGATAAGCCGCACTTCCAGCCGAATCACGAAGGAATCAACCTCTACATCTCCACCACCGAGATTGGCCGTGTTGACGTTGTTAAGTATGATTCCGCCGAGCTTGCAAAGCAATGGGAGGGCTTTCTTGCCTGCCTGACGCTATGGCGATTGCAGAATAACTACGATCCTCGCACGAAGGAGGTCGTATGATTGAACGCGATTTGCCACACTCAGATGAAGCCGAGCGCAACGTCATTAGCTGTGTCTTGCTAGACGGAGCGGCAGCACTTGTCACCGCACTTGACTCAAAGATTACAGAAGCGTGCTTTTACGAACCAAAGAACGCCAAGCTTTGGCGTGCAATCATTTGGAACCACAATCACGGCAGACCAATAGAAACAGCAATTGTAATAGATGAACTCCGCAAAATCGACAAACTTGACTCAATCGGTGTTGACCACATCGTCAGTGTTTCCGGTAGTATCCCCACTACGGCTGGTTTTTCCCACTGGCTTGAGCAAGTGCGGGAAACCTACGTGTTGCGGGAACTCATCAAATGCGCCAACGAAGTGCGGGAATGCGCTTACGGCTACAAGGGCAACGTGGAAGACTTCGTGGCAGCAACTTCCCGTATCCTATCCATCCGTCATGCGAGCCAGAAACAAGAAACGCTATCGTCGGCTGCTACTGATGTTTTTGACCTTTGCCAGCGTATTCTTGCGGGAGAAGACACAGAAGTGGATCGCGGCTTGCCTTGGCCTTGGCCGGACTGGAATAAACGCTTTGGCCCAGCGCAACCGGGGGAACTAATCGTCCTTGCGGCCCGTCCCGGCAGAGGCAAATCTAGCGCAGGAAGGCAGATTGCATGGCATTGGAGCCAGAAAGCAGGGGATGTGCTGCTATTCTCAAGGGAAATGCCAGTCTGTGGCCTTCCCCAGCTCTTTGCCCAGAGCCTTAGCGGTAGTAGTTGGCGTGAGTTTCGTCGCAACGAGCTAATTTCGGCAGACTCCGCTACGTTCATTGAGTCCGTCAAGGAAGTGCAGGCAAATAAGAGGATTCACATTTATGATAGAGACAGGACGTTGGCGCAGCTTACGGCTCGCATTAAGGCATTCCATCAGATTAAGCCAATTAAGGGCATTGTCATCGACTACTTGCAACGCTACGACCCACAGCAGGACAGAGGGGAAACCCGAGACGTGGCGATTGGGCGTATGACTATGGCCATTAAGGATGCAGCAATTGAGTGCGGCATCCCCATTGTCCTACTTGCCCAGATTAGTCGCAGTGTGGAACGGGAAAATCGTGAGCCTATGCTGTCCGACTTGCGCGAGTCAGGAAACATCGAGCAAGACGCAGACCGCGTTATTTTCCTTGACGCACCTACAAATACGCCCGATGGTAGTACCCAAGACCTAAACGACGGAGCAGTTAGGCGTATCTTTGTAAATGCAATCCAAGCCAAGGGGCGAGGAGAGGGACAGGATAGAGTCGGGATGATGTTCAATCGTCCCATCACATCGTTTGAGTCAATCGTTCATTCATAATTTAGGGCGCCATCCATCAAGGATGGAAAGCGGTCATGCAACAGTTGATAAACTGGAGCGCAGACTAAGCCACCCTATTCACTTCCCTCCTGTGCTGAATGCGGGTTCACCCGAGTAAGCAGAAATGCTTCTAGGCGCAGGCGGGTTTAAGCGGGGGATCGTCCAATTGAGGATTTCGTGCATTCATACGAAGATGTAGGCAACCCCTACTCCCTCGCACCACTTTCATCATCCCGCAGGGACGTATCTAGCGATGGTCACGACCATCGTTGTGAGCGAGCAAACCCTGCCTTCTGCGAAAGAATTGTTTCGTGGGGTGATGCCTATTTTGTTACTAAACAACACCACATAAAATCAAATGAAACCAAATCGTAAACTTGAAGAGCTTGAAGAATCCTTGATGGAAGATTTCGTGCAGGACATTGGCGGAAGCCAAGACCCTGTTGACCAATTCAAAGCCATTGAACGCTACGCCAAATTCGTAGAGGCCCGATCTGTACGGATTAAAGCCGAACGTGTGGAGGCTTAACCGTGGTAACCAACGCGGGTGGACTTAGATTCCACGTTGAATCCTCAAACAAGGAAGAGGGCGCGTTTTATAATGTTGAGTTCAAGGACCAGAACGGGGAATGCAGTTGCAGAGACTTCGTTGTGCGCTGCAAACCCCTCTACCGTGAACGCAAGAGTGTTGTAGAATATGGAAATCCTGAAAGAACACGATGCAAACATATAAACCAAGTGCTTCTTTTCGTTGCAAATAAAGCCATTATTGGATGTATTAAATGACAAATAAACAAACTATTGATGCAATTAAAGAAAGATGCGAGTGGGCTAGTAAAAACGGTTTTAAGCTGGCTCTATGGCCATTTGGAGATGGGTTCTGCTGGCAATGGAAGCATTCCAATGGAATGTCTGGATGGTCTGGATCAACAAATGCTGCTACAAAAGAAGTGGCATTGTTCTTTGCAACATTAGGAATCCGTGATGGCATCTAATGCTCCAGCAAAGCTACATTGCGGGGGACGGTGGACTGCGGCAAGAAAGCGTGGTTTCATCGTCTCCGCATTGCGCCGCGCCAGTGGAAGATGGGCACCAAAGAACGACGCAAAAGCCGCTGCGCGCATTGCTAGGAACACATACAGATGTGCCTCATGTGCCAAAACTTTCGGCAACACGGACATACACATTGACCACATCATCCCTGTCGTTGATCCCACCAAGGGATTCACAACGTGGGACGACTTCATTACTCGTCTATTTGTGGAAATCAACGGTTTTCGAGCCATTTGCACGACTTGCCACTCCGAAATTACTGCCAAGCAAAGAAACGTCCGTAACGAAAGGTTAGCCAATGAAAAAGTTCGTCATAGTCAGTGACATCCACGGCAACCTTAAAGACAAAACAGCGTGCAACGCAGCCATTGCATTCACTAAGAAATTTAGGCCAGAAATCCGCATCATTGCTGGCGACCTCTGGGACTTCTCAGCCATACGCACAGGAGCAAGTGAAGACGAACGCGCAGTGTCCATGCAGGACGACTTTGAGGCCGGAAAGGACTTCGCCAACGACTTCTTTGGGCGCACCTCAGAGAATGTCCTTATGCTCGGAAATCACGACATCCGCGCATACGACCTACGAGACAGTAGGGATGCTGTTAAGGGCGATTTGGGCGAGCGCATGGTTGCAGACATCAAGGCACTTGCCGCCAAACATAAAGCCAAGCTAATCGACTATGACGCCAGAGATGGCGTTTACCAGCTTGGCGAGCTTAACGTAGTGCATGGCTTCCACTCTGGGATGTCAGCCTGTGCAGCCCACGCTCGTGTCTATGGCAACGTGGTCTTTGGACACATCCACTCCATCGAGAGCTTCCAGACGCCGGGAATCAAGCAGAAGGAGGCTCGTAGCATTGGTTGCCTATGCGACCTCAACCCGTCCTACGTCAACAGAAAGACCGGAAAGCTACGTTGGTCTCACGGATGGGCTTATGGCTGGCTCCACGAAGATGGCACATACGCCATATTTCAAACTAGGGGAGTTAATGGAAAGTTCTACGCACCAACAAATATAGCCGAATACTAACATGAATCCTTGGGCTGAAATGGATAGGATTATCAAACGAATCCCTGAGCCAACGGGATTTGGCTGGTTCACAAAGAGCGAGTTAATGTCTCACTATAAAATGTCAGATGGCGCAGCAACTCGTACTATTCGCAAAATGCTTAATGACAAATTGCTTGACGAATGGAGCGGCACACTTTCAGTTGGAAAATTCGGCAAAAAGTGGAAACTAAAATCAGAAAACAAGGGTAAGTGATATGACATCACAAGAAAATGAGCTGTGGAGACTAAGCGGAGTCGTCAAGTTTGTGCATCAAATCATGCCAGACGGATCACTGAGAGAAACGGAAGTGAATAGGGCTAGGTTTACGGTTCTCTGCCTTGCTCCACGTCCAGACACGCAAGAGGTTGTCCATTGCTGCGAGTTTTACAGCAATGCTCTTGACGGGGCTAGGTTCTTCGTAACCCGTCAATTTTCGGAACATTGGGACGCTCTAGTTGAGCGAGCCTAAATTAAACTAACGACTTCCTCGACTTTCTTCTTGTGAAAGCTTTGCCAAATCTTTCATCAACGTTCCATTGGAATAATAGAGATAGGCTCTTTGCATTGGCTCTTGTTTTAAAGCATTAACAATATCGTTAGATGCTGCAATTTTTCTGGCAAAATTGTTGTCTGTAGCAACATAAACCAAGAAATCATAATAACCACCGCGTGCCGCACGAGCTACACGACGAGTCAATGCAGTTAAACCAAGCGGTCCAAGATTGCCGAGTGGAACACCGGATGCACCAATTATGTTTGCGGCAGTAGATAGTTTTTCAACATTAGCCTCTCCGACATAACCACCCTTACGAAGACTATCTTCAACTTTAGCTACAGAACCAAGAAACTTCTTCATGTCGTCGGTCATTGCTGAACCAGCAACAGTACTCAACCATTTGAACCGCTGAACATCACTTGGGGATTTTGGATTAAAAATGCGACCAAATGTAGCCAAATCAAAAGAACTAGACTCACCGGGAATATAACGTTCAGTACGAACAGCGGATTTCATTTCATCTGACCAAATTTTTCTAGATACCATGTCCGCAAGATTTGAATCATTTTTTCTAAGATGATCCATTGCTTTAGATGCAACCTCCTGCGGCATCTGTTGAAGCAAATGACTAATTGTTCCACGACCAGTAATACCAGCTTCTGCCGTCATAGTATACTTGCCAAGTCCAGAAAACGCACCAATCAAGTCATCGCTGCTGTATTTATCAAACAATTTTACAGCATCAGCTTCATCTAATTTTGCTTTATCAGCAACAGAAACTGCTTCAGATAGTTTCTTTCGCGCACCAGCTTTATCATTAATCGCATCAAGAAGAGCCGCCTGTTTTACGCGAGAATCAAATATTGCACGAGGAATAGCATTTGGAACATCTGGATTGGTCAAAACAGAATCAATTACATCGCTGGTAATTTCAGAAGATTTATAGGGTTTAAAACCCTCTTTCATTTGTTTAATACGTCCAATATTTCCAAATCCAAGCGATTCAACAAATGGAATCATATCGGCAGTTCTTGCCGTATACAACAAATCATCAATGACCCCAACTGGATTTCCAATATTCTTGCGAAGGAAGTTATCACGCATCGAAGCATGAACAGCACCTACGAGCGACTGTCCAACTTCTGGAGAATACTTTGATACACGCGAAACCATCGCATAAAGATTGTTAAGTGTATCTGTATCGCCATTGCGAAGTGATTCAGCAATTGAATCAAGTGACGATGCTTTTACACCAGAAATCCTAAACTGTGGACTAGATGGATCAACAAATATTGGGATATTAAATAATTCACGTCCAATATTGCTGTCTCTAATGTGAGAAATATCTCTATAGAAATCCATTGCGGTACGCAGTGGAGCAGCAGCAGACTTAAGACTTGGTGTCTTTTCAAAGTGACTCATCAATTCATCGCCAATTGCGCGATAGACTTTGCTTGCCGCAGCCTCTGCGGCATCAAGTTGACCGGGGTTGATATTCCCAAAACGAGACGACATTTTGTATCTAAGCTCTTGATATTGCGACCAAGAAACGGAATCCTGAACATCGCCAAACATTGCAGAAATCTGTTTTTGAGCAGGAGTAAGCTCGGCAGACTCACCGCGAACCGCATCCATAATGGATTTGCCATAAGCAGTATCAATTGCCCCGATCTTACCTAGTTGTTTTTCGGCAACAGAAACAATCCTATCTCTTGGAATAACCGCCGTATCTGTAGATAGACCAGTTTTCTTGTATAAAATTCCTGTTATTTCACTAACATTTTTATTTAAACTATTAAGGAGATTGGTTACAATATTTGCGTGTTCAGTAGGGCCAACAGAATCACCCATTAACTTTGCAATCTTTCCATCAGCAGATGCACCAATAGATAGTTCCTCAAGCATTTTTGCGGCATGATCTGCCTCTGCTTTTTGAAGAACAATAGGATCAATAACGTCACTACCCTTTAGCTGATTTAGTGAATCCAGCGACTGTTTTGTTCGCGAACGTGCTTCCATTACAAGATTTTCCGCATCATCAACAAGTGGAACAATCTTTGCGAAACGATCACGCATTGATGCATTATCGGGAACATCACCAAGCCTAGTCCAGAAAGACTTGAAAACAGAACTTGGTGCAGAATCAATGCGAGCGGCAAGTTCCGGGCGACTCTTTGCAACTTCTTTCTCAAGTCCGGCACGTTCTGGAATTAGCATTCCAAATGTAGGATTGACTCCAGCTTCTTCAAAATAACGACGCGATGCATCTATTTCTGAACGATTAGATGCTAGCTTTCCAAATGCAGAAGAAAGAGCATGAAGTCCAACACCAAATCCAAATCCAGTAAATCCTGATTTAAGAGCATTTGAAGCAATAACCGCACCCTCACTGCTTTCAATAGATGCAAGACGATCATCAATTGATTTTTGCTCTTTTTCAGTTCTAAGGGAACGCTCAGTTAGTTGTCCAGAAACAGATGCTCCAGTAGATATTCCACCAAGAGTTAAACCCGCTTTGGAAACTTCTTTAATTCCTCTTCCAAACGCAGGAATTGGAGCACCAGCAAGCACACTGCTCTCAACAATTTGACCAATGCCCCTGCTGGAAAATACTTCTTCTCCTTGAAGGAATCGACGACCAGCGGTTCCCAGAGCACCAGATGCCGCTCTTAACGCAATTGCAGCGGGAAGTCCCATTCCTCCAGTGGCTACGGTTACAGCAATTGGAACACCAACTTCAATAAGAGAACCAGAAACATCTCCAAAATCACGTTCTAGTGCCTGCAACGATGCTTCTGCAGTCTGTTGACGACGACCATATTGATCTTCAGTTAAACCAGTAGTTGTTGAAACATTGCCACTTTGTTGTTTATCATTTGAAATACTACTACTTCCAGTAATAAAACTAGTAAGTTGTTCTGGTGAAAATCCTTTACGACCAACATTAGCTGTTTGCTCAGAACGCGCCATATCCACATATTTAGAAATAACCTCATCTGGTGCCCCAGATTTGGAAAGCTTAGATACGTTGTCGCTAATTTCTTGGTCTGTGGGTGCCATTATTTTTTATTTCCGTTATAATACATATTAAAAAAATCCGTAGAAGATGATGCTGGAATTTCTCCAGAAATCTGCTTTTTCTTTAAATTACTTTGCATTATTTGCTTTTCGTAATCATTATATTCAAGGCGACCAATACCACCTTCTTTTGATGCAAGATTGTTATAAAGTGATAGAGTCTTTAATAGTCCATCACGAACATTCTCTTCTTTATCGGTTGCATAATAAGGAGCAGAAGAATTGATAACAGCGGAAAAATCTTTATCAGAGGTCGTTCCGAGTGGACCACCTCCGGTTGGTGATGAACGTTTAAGTTCCATCAAAGAATTAATTCCAACTGCATTCCTAACTGAATCAACAAGCCTTACATATTGTTGTGTTCTTGTACCAGATAGTGGCCCAATCATTCCGGTCAATGCAAGGGTTCCCGTATTCGCTCCATGATTTAACAACCACAATGCACGAAGAACATTATCTCGGTCTGAGGATATATGATAATTATATGTCTCCGTTGATTCTTTTTCTTTCTTTACCTTATCATCAAGTTTAATGTCTGCCGAACTACCGGGAATTGCTTTGGCTGTTGAAATTCCCGTTTTTGGATCGCGAACCAATGTATAATCAGACGAAAGACTTTTAAGTGCAGCACCCTGCGTTGGATTGGCAAACCATTTGCCAGTTTTCTTATCTTGCTCTGGAATCACTACATAACCAACTGGAAGAGTATTTTCTTTAATAGAGGAAGCCGCATCTTCTGGATTATCAAATCCAGCTTCACGGGTGCGTGTAAGTGCGCCTGCAAGTTGAGAAACTTTGCCAAGTCCATCGGTGCTAATACCCCGTTGAGCAGCATTAATAAGTAAACTTTGTGGATCAACCTTTGGCCTATTTGGATTGCGCAGACCAGAAGGAATTCCTTCATCTGCTGTAAATTCCTTTATAAGAGCAGAAATGATTGTTTCATCTTTAATTTTTGCAGCAGTTTCGGCTTTGAGGGCATTAGATCGTTCAGTAATGTTTACAGTTTCTGCCCCCATTTTTGAAAGGCTACCCTGAGACTTCAAGAAATCAAGATAGATATTTGTGCCACCAATAACTTGCTCATTGGTATATTCTCCAGATGGAGCAGCTCCTTTGTTTTCCAAGAGCTTTTGACCATACTCAGCAGACTTACTCCGGTCAGTAGTGATCTTCTTATATTGGTCAAAATCAGTTTTAAGCTTGATAAATGCCGGTGCTCCACCAGCCGCTTTTAGTCCGAAACGAGCCGTCTTGTCATCAATATCTGGGTAAAGAGTTTTGATAAGCGCAACGCCTTCGTTCTGTGCCTTGCGTTCATTAACGGCTTTACCGACTTTATTCATCACTTCCTCAAGCCCCTTGGCGATTGCTTGAGTTCCGGCTACTTGCATCTGAGCAGCTTGTCCAGACGCTTGCAAGAACGGCGTGTAATCAACAGCCGATAGTTCAGGTCTAATTTGACTGCCAGTTGCAATAGCCATAGTAGTTTATATTAACCTAAACCTTTTCCAAAGAATCCACTGGTAAACCCGCCACCAGCAGCAGAACCAAGACCACCAAGCAAACCGCCAATCATTGCTCCTTGAGCCTGAGCATTAGCCCCGGCAACCTGTGCCTGAGAACCATAAATAGCCGTATTATAGCTTCCAAGATTCTTTTGATTCTGCATAGCCAAGTTCAATCCCGCGTTGTAGTCCACAGCACGCGGCCCAATGGCCTGAGAACCCAATTGCTGGGCCATACCCATCTGTTGAGCACCATAGCCTAGGGCACCAGATTGACGCCCAAGAATGGCTTGGAATGGGTCTGCACTAATAGACCGATTCATGCCAAAAGCCATCTGACCAGCCTGTGCAGCCTCCGCACGACGCCGAGCAAGGATGTCCTCACGCCCCAAAATCTCAGAAGCAATGGTAGATTGATCGCCTACGCGACCACGCGCAAGCCCGCCCTCTCGTGCCGCCTGTTGCGCCCCACGCATTTGCTCAGGCGTAACTCGACCAGAAGCCGCATAGGCAGTTTCCGCCGCTTGTTGGCTCAACTCAGCCATGCGCGTAGAATAGGGGTCAGCAGCACGCATTGCAGCCGTTGCACGCCCGCCATACTTCTCCACGTCACCAATGTCTGCCTGACGTTGAGCAGCAAGCGTCTCACGCTCCAATGCAGCAGATTGACGGGTGGTCGCCTCCTGCAAGCCTAGCAATCCGCCCTGATAGGTCTGCAGGTCAGCTAGATTGAGCGCAGCATATTGAGGCCGAAGCTGCTTCTCAACGTCCAGCATCTTCTGCTGCAACGCCGGATCAGACATCATATCAGCCGTCTTACGATATTCATCCGCCGCGCTAATCGGGGTCGGTGCGGGTGGTGGAGTTGGAGTTTTAACGGATGCCATATTCTTTGATGCTTAGTTTAGCACAGAGCAGACTCGTTGGATAGGCCCTAAACCTATCATTGCAGCCTTTATTACGCATCCATCCTAAGAATGGCAAGTAGTAGGGTGCTTTGCTGACAAACCAGCTTAAAGCGTCCTTACCAGCGGCGTAATGCACATACCAACAGTCGGGGTGTTCTGGATGCCAATCCGACTCCCCAACGTCCTTCCTCACTGGCTTTGCTAAAAGAAGCCTATCTGGAGTGCTGAAAACATACCCTTGGCATAGATAGAACCCCAAATCCTGCTCAAAATCCCATCCCTTAGATTGGTAATAGTCTTTAGCTTGCTTAATAGGGTTCAAACTGGTGTCATCGTAACCTTAAACTCAGAGCCGTCAATAGTAACAAGAAGGTCTCCGCTATTAAACCCAAAGCTAATAGCGTTAGGAGAAACAGACCCAGTTTTTAATTCAACGGTACGACTAGATGCTGTGCCAGAACGTATGATTTGATTGGTAAACGTAGCGTTTCCAACAAACGTGGACGTTCCGGTAGTGGATAAAGTGCCCGTTACGGCGAGATTGCTTGATGTGCTAATGGCTCCCGTAGCCGTTAGCGTTCCACCCACGGTCAAATTGCTAGAACTATCCCAATTTGGATAGCCTGTCGATAGTTTAGTGGGTGTAATTCCTCCGTTTTTTACAATGATTGCTCCCGATGAAAGATCGGTTGTAACCCCGTCAACGGCACCAGAGGTGAAGGTTGAGCTGTCAACAAGATTGCCCAGCTTGGTAGACGTAACTTGTTCAGCGGCGGTGAAGGTGTAACCTTTTAATAGGATTGGCATGGTTTATTGTATCACAGATTGCGAGGCATTTTGAGATAATTAAGTTGTCTGAATGTCATTATCCGCCGTACGCCCACCGGATGAAATGTATGTAACGGTCATTGATGTATTGCTGCTTGGAGCTTTAACATTACCCTGTGCGCGAATCATAACAGCATTTGTATCTGCGTAGATGTCGGTCGTTGGCCCACGAAATGCATTCCCGTAGATTGAGACTGCAATGCAGCTTAAACTGCTTGGGCCGTTGGCGAGGTAGATGCCATAAGTCGTTGCGCCATAAATCATATTTCCTGTAAAGGCCGACTCAAAGCAACGCTCCAAATAGACAGTGTATGTGCCACCGTCGCAAATAAAGTAGCACCCAGAGACGAGAACATTTGCTGCGTTGGAGGCCCACAACGCTGCACTGCCGCTGCCACGGGCGTCGATGTGCGTTGAATTCATGATGAGCTGAGTGCTACGCAGCCCACTTGCCGTGCCTGTGTTTGATCCGGGACCTGTGGCCTGAAAGACCGTGCCCACCGAGTTATTTGCCGCACCAATTAACGTGAAATTTGTGGTTCCAGATGTCTCGATCTGATACCACGAACCAGTCACAAAAGAACCAGCCGTCAAAATAGATGCATCATTAGATGCATAATATACCCCAAATTTAACTTGGATTATAAAGCAACCTGTCACAAAAAGACCTTCCTGATAACTCGGACAGTAGATGCCATATTCCCATGCAAAGAATGAACAGTTTGTGATGGCTAGGTTTACCGTAAATCCAAAAAGTTCAATCCCTTTTCCGGTTCCATTACTGCCCGAGGTCGTTCCGCGAAATACGCAGTCACTAATAACACCATTGTTGGCGGCTGTCACCAGCAAGCACTTTGCCCATGAAGCAACGGTGCCATAATCAAACACCACATTGTGCACATAAAGCTGCTTCTGCTCGTGGCTTGACGTGGTGGGCGATCCAATGGTCTCTATGGCCGTAGAGTTGGCTACACTGCAACTGATACGCAAATCCCGAAACTCATGATTTGCAAAGCTTGCGCTTGATGTAGCCTTCAAAAAGCCGTTAGCCCCTGCCGCAGAGATACGAGAAGATTGACCATCGCCAATAATAACCAATGGTCTAGAATTTGAGATAACCAATCTTGTATTTAATATATATATCCCGCTAGGAACATAAACAACAGCACCAAGAGTTGCAGCTTGTTGAGCAGTGATTGCGGCTAAAAATGCTGCATAATCATCAGTTGAATTGTTTCCGACTGCACCAAAATCCTTAACATTAAATACGTCTCCTTCACGCGCAGCAAAACTGCGAAGAGAAGACCCAGTGGCACTAGGCTTTGATGTTGCAGCACTAATGTCCCCAAGTGAAAGAGTGATTGCTGGGGTTGTGGTTGCATTGGCTACGGTTCCAGAAACACCGTTTGCGGTAGTAACCGAAACCGATGTAACAGTACCAGAACCACCAGTGGGTGTGGCCCAAGTTCCATCTCCACGCCAAAATGTTGATGCACTAGCAGATGTTCCCGAGTTTAAGTTTGTTACAGGCAAATTGCCTGTAACCTGAGAAGCTAAACTAACCCCACTAAGTGTTCCTCCCAGCGTTAAGCTTCCAGTAGAAGTAACGGTTCCGGTAAGCGAAATTCCATTAACTGTTCCAGTGCCGGAAACACTCGTTACGGTTCCACCACCAGTAGGAGTAGTCCAAGTTCCATCTGCCCTAAGAAAATTGCTTGCTCCACCACCAGATGCTGGAGCAAGTCCTTTTAGCGTAGAACTAAAAGCATTAAGGAGTGCAGTAGCTTGAGTGGATGTTAAGTCCTCTGGAGAGCCAGTTCCTGCGGTTGTACGACCCTTAAATGTTGATGTCGCTACATCTGCTAGTTTTGCATTGCTTACAACACCAGATGCAATAGTTGTGGCGTTTCCAACGCTAGTAACATCTCCGGTTAAATTTGCATTAGTAGTTACAGTTGCCGCATTGCCCGTCGTTGAGCCAGATGAGCCGCTAACATTGCCAGTGAGATTTGCCGTAATTGTCCCGGCAGAGAAGTTTCCAGATGCATCGCGAGCGACAATCGCAGAGGCAGTATTTGCCGATGTTGCCGTGGTTGCACTATTGGAAACCTTTGAGGCTGTTGAAATCGTTGCAAGTTTAGTGTCCACAATGGCCGCACTTGCGTTAATATCGGCGTTTACTATAACTCCTGCTGCAATGGATGTTACAAACGATCCATTTCCACTACCCGTCACGTCGCCCGTTAGAGAGATTGTCTGATCGCCAGTATTGCTGCCGCTAAGTGATAAACCACTATCTTTAATTAGCTTTCCGGTTGTTCCGTTAAAGAATACAACTTTGTCATTAACGGAAGATGAAGGTCCAACTACATCTCCACCACCGCCACTACCAGTAGAGTTAATGGTGATTCCATTAGACCCACGGCTAATAGTGACGTTGGTTCCAGCGACAAGATTAACCTTGGCATCATCAACCATCTTGTTGAGACGCAAAGCCGTATCCTTCTCAGAGGCCCAATCTGCCTTAGAATCGCTAAACGTATAACCTTTAGTGATGTCTGACATTATTCAGCAGAGATAGTCCCACCATTTTGCAACGCACTAGAAATCTTGATAGATCGAATTTTTGGTCTTCCAGATGTAGGTGTAATGGTTAATTGACCACCATATCCTCGTTTATTGCCTAGTCTTCCACGCAGAGACAAGTCTTCTCCAGATGCCAAACTACTACCATAAATGCTAGAAATATCACTTAAATCAACGATTGAATCTGGATTTTCAATCTCTAGCGATAGAAGAGCATCAGACTGCACGTTCGTGGCACTTTCAACATGAAGTTCATAACTGTTGAATCTCTTCCTATCCATTGTTGAGTAGGTGTATTGGCGAGTAGTCAAAATTGAGTTTATGTTCTGATATGCGGGAGATGTACCAATCCCAAGACAAAGATAGTCTTGATAGTCATTTTGTCCATTATTAACAACCTCGTCAATCATGTGAATGCCGCCATCCTTGCTAATAACGTGAAGTCGATTGGTTGAACCAGCTCCAGACCTAACAAACCCAATAATATTCCACTTATCACTATTAATTGTGTCAATAGACTCCCATCCTTTATTAAGGAAATTATAGACTAAAATAGTATTATTCACCGTAGAACTATCTAATGGAACAGCTAGATAGTAACGATTATTGTGATAGATACCAACGCAATTGGCAGCATACAATTTATTTATCCGAGACATTATTGGATTAATAGCCTCTGACAATGGAACGGTTGCACCACGCAAATTGTAAAGTTGATCGAAATCTACGGCATAAACTCCATTGTCAGATAGGAAGAAAATCTGATTTCCAACCTGAACAATTGACTTGCGAGCAACAGCCCCAACTTCACGGGTGATTTCCTGTACAGAACTATTTCCCAAATCTGCACCAACGCCACGAATCAAATGAATGGAATTACGAGCAAAAACAACTAGAGAGTCCTCTGCAAATGGCTGTAATCCAACAATATAATCTGCACCACCAGATGCAATTTTGAACTGATTTAGAATCTGGTCGTAGGTTTGACCGTCTAGGATATCTGAAGCAATAAGCTCATCCTTAACATTTCTAGACGTAATAATTGGACTTGAAGATGTTCCCGCCATTGTGTAATTAAATGGCATCCACAAGCGACGCTGGTGATGGATTGCCCAAGGCGGGGCTGGCATATGCGTAAATCCAAGACCAATTGACTGACGTTTACCAACAGAAATAGTCGCACCAGCAATGTCTTTAGCATCTGCCTTAAATAGAAATGTGGTAGCCGTAACCTCGTAAACTCTATATTCTGTAAGTGGATTTAGATCGGTATCTCCACCATTGCTCAACATCACCAAGTCTCCGGACTCAATTAAATGTCCAGATTCCGTCACTGTAACAATGCCATTAGAAATAGCAGTGTTTCCTGCTGTGTCATAAACCAGCGGTTGAGTGTAAACACCACGATTAACAAGTTCAAATGAATTATTTATAGTAGCCGATGAAACTACCCATCCGCTCTCGTTGCTACCCGTATTAGTGTAATGAATCTCAGTGTCAGTAACACTGCTAACTACAAACGTACCATTAGGATTAGTTCCCGTGTAACCAGTAATTCCAGAAACAACAATTGTGTCGCTTTTCTGGATGTTGTGATTGCTTGCAAGGGTGATGACAACTTCGTTCGACTGACGAACTATTGAAACAGTTGTCGGAATAAAACCGTGCCACACAAATGCAACTTGACCATCACGGAATATGATTAGATTATCAAATGCTTGTAACACCGTGCAGCTAGAATCCACCGTATAGCCAGTGGGATAGCTGATAGTTGTGGCAACAAGCGTAGAAGTGTTTACAAATTTAGCAGAGCTATTGGTCGCCAAGACAACATACTCAGAAGATTGGCTGTTTGGATCAGAATATATTCCGGTTCCATAAATTGCATTAACCGCACCATCATTCAAATTGAATGGAAGATTTATAGGAAGAACTGGTGCACCGGCTCCAGATGTAATCGTGGCAAAGACGTTGCGATAGCCCTTGCGTGTTTGCCAAGAGCCATCCAAGTCCATCCGACCATTTTGGCTTACGGCAACTTCACCCGCTTTAAGCTGGTCAGGACGAAGACGTTGATTGAGACTGGCAAAAGCCGTGTCTCCATCGTCAATTAGCTGACTATCAAGCCGACCGAATGAGGCATATCTTGGCATCGCGTCATTCTACCACCCTTAGCGAACAGTTTTGCGTGCGTAATGAACACCTTTAATGGTGCCCTTGTTCTCTGCCGCGTAAAAGACTTGTTTGGCCTTCTTTGGGCCATACTCAGACTTCATGGCGGCAAAGATTGCCTTACCCTTTTTAGTGAGTGGCATTACTTGCAGGACTTGCGGTTGGTGCAGCCATTTCCAGACATCTTACCGCCCTTGCCATATTCCATCTCACGCTCACGCTTGCCTTCGTTGCGTTCGTGCTTCATCATTTGCTTCTTAGACTTGTACTTCTCGTTAGGTTTGCTCATGGCTTAATTTTAACATCCCCATGCGCGCCTGCTCCAATAGTTGGCGGATAGCTTATTGTCTGTGCCCTTGATACCACCAGACCTAGCGCAGTAGGACGCCTTATGAGCGGCAGAAGACTTTTTAATAGTCATATTGGCATCACCAAAACGAACTACTTTTGACTTACCATCCTGACAAGCGCGAACAACCGACTTCTTACCGCCATGAACATCTCGTCGGGGCTTATTACACGGAAGATTACGAGGGTTCATTCTTATTGTTGCGATAGCGCGCAATGATTGAGTAGATACCAGCGGTAACGGCCAGCAGTGAGGCAATGATTCGCAATGCCCAATCTAGCTGTTCCTGCCAAGCGGCAATGGAAGATGATGCGCTAACTACGGCAAGAATGTCGCTAAAAGAATTTCTGGAATAGTTCATTTTACATTCCTAATTGCCATTTTGTATTCCGTCCTCACTCCAAACCAATATCCCACGGAAATAGAGAACATCCCAAATGTAGACGTAATAATGAAGTTCATTAGTTCTGGCTGTTCATTGCGATAGCAAACTGATAGCACAGTGGAGCTAACCCAAAGAGCCAAGGTGAGGCCGGGACGAAACAACGAAATGATGTCCGTTACAATGCTAGAACTTGGACGAAGAGCAGCCTGAGCATCAATAGCCTTTCCAAATAGAACTCCATTCGTTTCTTCCGTTGTCTGGCGTAGATTGATGTCTGCTTTCTGTAGGTCAATTTGAGACACAACTTTAAGCTCCTCCATCTTCATCGCGTGATTATCCTTCGCCTCTTTCATGGAGAGCCATTTCTGGAAAATGGCCCCCCCAAGTCCTAAGACGCCACCTAACGGACCAGCCAGTAATGTTGAAAGGTCCATAAGTGATCGTATTTTATGCTTTATTGCCCGATTATGGGGTTAATGACTATTTCGCTATCTATTAGGAGGCCCATTAAACACCCATTCCTTGCGTTTTAAGACACTTTATCCGCGAACTCGACCACTTTGTCGTCTTTTGGTTCTTTTGGCTGAATTTCGGCTAGAATCTGTTCCGCGCACTTCTTGAGCAAATCATGCTCGTCGGCGGTTAGGCCAGCACGACGGCTGGCGTTATAGAGGTTGTTTAGAGCTTGAATTGTAGGCATCCGAGAAATGGTTAATCTGTAAATTAAGAAGTCAACTGTTAAGAATCCAAATTCAGACTAAATTAGTCTACTTTTTATTAAACAAATCAAATAGACTCTTGGCCTTCTCCTCTAAAACTGACACCCGTAAATCTAGTTTGCTTAGTACAATTATTAGCGTAATCATACCCAGAAAAATAGGCCAACCTTTAACAAGGATTTCAATTGCATCCATGTTAAAGGCTACCGGACGCAAGGGTTAGCACTAACCCAAGCGCAAGCACCCCAAGAAACAATGAGCGTTGTAGGCTCACTAAATTATTTCGTTACAAGAGCAAACCCCGCATTGACGGCGAGCACGCCGGCAAACGTCGCGTCATCAGTCCACGCGGCACATTGCTCTGCCGTCGCAGGCACAAGGCCCACAGGCATGATTTCCACGTCCTGAGCGTCGAGGAGGTGGCAGTCGGCTACGGCGGTTGGCGACGTGTAGTTGATATAGCGGATTTCAAACTGAGTTCCGACTTTAGGGGCTTTTGGAGACCCAATTGTGTAAGGTGCGATTGGAATAGTCATGGGTGTGTGAGATTAAACGGAGGTGATGGTTTCGTAAGCGATAGCTCCACCGACGCGGAGCTTGTTGAGCGTGGTGTCGAAGTAGATCGCGCCTTTAACGTAGGCGGGAGCGGCTGCGGTAGTGGCTTGCTTTGGGAAAATAACGCCCGAGAAGGTTGCGGATGTGCTCGAAATCTCAAGTTGACCCGTTGGCGTGTAAGCGTTTCCGATTGTTTTGCCCGAGTCTACGCATATCTGAAAAACACCAACATCCGGTGCCATCCGCACAACCATTGGCGCGGCATATCTTGCTGTAAATGTGGCTCCACTAACGGATGCACCAGCGGTCAGACCCAGCCGATCAAGGCTGTTGTCGATCTGCAAGAGACTCATGCCATAGGTGCCGCTTGCATTTACCGAGTATCCCGCCCCAACTGCCGTCACCGCGCCCCCAAAATAGCTCGCCGCGCTACCGGTGTTGCCTGCCGAGATGCCGCCCGCGATAACTAGCGCACCTGCGCCGGAGGAGCCTGCGGTGGAGGAGTTAAAGGTAACGTCTCCGGTTGAGTGGGCGACCGAGAGTCCTTTGTTGGAGCTATTGAAAACTTGGGCCGCATAATTATTGCGCGATTGCATAAGTGGGCCGGTTGCGTTGACGGTTAAATAACCAAAGCACGACCCGTTCAGATATGGCGCAATAATTCCGCCATTCGCATCATTTACATCTATGCTGGTTTGGGTCCAACTAGTCGCTGATGCCGTTGCAAAACCAAATGCATTTTGCGCTCCGTTTCCAGTTTTTACCGAATTGAAAACGTCTCCCGAGACAATCTTGCCGCCGCCGATTGCCACGTTGGTCGCAGTGGTGCCGTTGCCGACGGTGACTGCGCCGACCGTTGCAGACGATGCCGAGAGCGTGTCAGGGAAATTGACTTTGTTCGTGCCGACCAGACCCGAGGTGAGCGTCAAATTAGTCGCGGCGGGGGAGGTGAGGGAGGGCGTCGTTACGCTGGTGAGAAACGCTGGAGCAGCGGCATTCAGCTTGCGCGTGCCGTTCGTCGTTCCATCAATAGCAATGAAGTCATCACTTGCTGTTAGTGACGCTGCGGTTGGAAGGTCTTTGATTCGAATGTCGGCCATATTATGTAACTGCGATTAAAGGATTAGAGGAACTGTCAACCATTCTATCAGAAGAAGAGGTGATTAATGAATATAACACATCAGGCGGGTTAATGGTTGTTGGTCCCGCTAAAACCGTAAATGCAATTAAGGGGTTGGAGGAATTGTCAGTAAATCCGTCGCCCGAAGAAGTAATCAATGAATAAAACTCGCCCGGTGATATTGCATCTGAAGGGGTCATCAAAACATCCGACCAAAACTCACGATCGGCAAACGATGGACGCAATCCAGAGAAATACGACTGACGCTTTGAATTTATCGAACTTTCAAACGGACTAGACATTAGAGGAAATTAAGTTCCTGAATCTCTACAATAAGATTGGTGCTGTCATCTCGGATTGCCTTTGCCGCACTAGCCATATTGCGTGTTAGATAGGCAGTGCTTCCGTCTGAATAAATAAAGCCCTTCGTGGTTGTTGGCGTAGAACCATCAAAAGTAACGCGAGCATTCGCTCCCGTAAATTGAATGAGAACGTGCGTCGTATCTGCATTCAACGTCAGCGTTCCAAGAAGAGCAACAGCAGTAAGACCTACGGTTACCTGTGTATGAGGCGCACCATATTGAGGAATCGCCTGAGATGGGGTGTTTACAATTTTAGCGTTTGCCATAAAAACATTCTAACAGTTAGTTGCGCCGATAGGCTCGGCTTCCATGAGTTGAGATACGATGGGCCAAAACGCCGACTGATCGCGTTACATCAACTTTCATTAGTTGATCTTTAAGAATACTCTCTGCGACTTTCTCCTCAACCAATGCCTTCTCATTCTGAGCATCCAGCCGAAGGAAATCTACAAAAACAGCGTGACCAAGATAGTTGTACCATTCCTCGGGAATGTTAGTAGAACTTGTCGTATATGGACCATCCCACTCTTTTTTATACGTCACAAAAACACTTCCAGTTGGCGACGTATCCCCCATGACGTGAGCACCCAAACTATCAACGTAATACTCAACTTCTACAGACGAGTATTGAAAGAACGGCTGATAGATTTTGTGAATACGGAGGTAGGTATCAATGGTGGATGATCCAGCTTTCTCGTAGGGGATGATGTTGCTGTTAAGCGTTGCTGTTCCCGTTCCACTACCTACCCCCGTAGCCACAAATGTAACGCCAATAGTAGCAGAAGAAGCACCAATGCTAGTCCAATTGGTTCCACTGCCAATAGTCAAAATTGTGTAGGTGTAACCAATGACAAAACTACCAGCAGTAATAGTAGTTGCTGTGTACGTGCGCCGTTCACCAATAACCAACCAACGTGGCCAGAAGTCAGAAGCCTCATACGCAAGTTTTGATCGACGATTAACTAGCGTCGTAATAAGAGACTGCTCTTGAGCCGTAAAATCAGAGACACCAGCAAGAGCACGAACCTGATCGTAAATAGAGGTGTAAGTGACTTCTTGCATCAGAGTTTATTTGGAGTCAGATTCGGAAAACGCTTTTGATAGTCTTTGATGAAGCCCTTGTCGTGCATGGCCTCATGCCCATACTTCTTCCGCATATTAAACCACTCCCATGCGGGCGTAACGGCAACGCAACGCATTCCCTTAACGCGAGCTTTCTGTGTGTCTTTGATTCGCTGTACTTCTTGAGCGCAAATCGTTTCACGCTCATTCTCCCAAGCTTCTTTCAGCGCAATGCCAGTGGTAATCTCGCGCATCAACGCACGATTGACTTCACCGTCTGAATATCTAGGGATTGACGTAATGATTTCCATAAAAAAGCCCGTGCAGTATTCTACCACACGGGCTTTTGATAGCAACTGTTTAATTAGGTGACAGCGAGAATCTTGCCGTGGGCAAGAGGACTGAATACCTGAAGACCAGCAGCAGCGTCAACAAACCCGCGCTGACCGCCACCTTGATCGGGAACGCGAGTCGAGCCAAGGCTCATCAACTCAGCAACGCCGAGATAGTCGGGGTTGATGATGTAGCCACGGGAAGCATCTGGCAAGCACGCTGGATTGCCATTGATAACCGTGATGATACCAAAGTCGCTGTCATAGGTGTTCACCGAGAGGGTGATTTCCCTGTCAGTCGCCATTTGGTTTACATGATAGACGTTCTCGGCGCTGTTGCCGTCAGAACGAGCAAACCCGCTCACCGTGCGCCGAAGGGTCGTGCCAGCAACAAGCGAGAGTTTATCCACCGTACCCGTTTGGGTGAAGATAGACGAAATCAATCCGTTGAACAGATTCTCCGTAAACGTGCCGCTAACGTGAATGGATGCCGTAGGAGTGCGGAATGCGCTTGGAACGTCAGAACCCGGAGTGTTAGAGGTCCAGAGACCCAAACCACGGCTGACATAACGGGCAGAACTACCGTCTTCAACCGAGCGGTCTTGATCGCCGCAAAGCACCTTTTCCATATCGCGCTTGATTTCGCGGACTCCTTTTGCTTCAGCCTCGGCAAGTTTAGCCGGACCAACCGACTCAACAGCCTGTTGAAGCTGGCTCACCATAAAGTCACGGCGAAACAGTTGGATGTAATTGCCGAGACGAGCGCGGCCAGTGAACTTGTCAGTGAAGGAGGAAATATCCGCGCCTTCCTGAATACCAGTAGCCGATGGCGTAGCGAGCGTGTCCACAGTCCACTCATTGAAGGTGGCAGTAGCCTTGCTTTTGTTAGCCAACGAGAGAACGGGAGTCTCCTCGGGAGCCAGAATAGTCAGAACGTCCGTGAGGTCTTCGCGATTGGAGACCCCAGAGCCGGGATTAGTAACATTATAAGTATTAGAAAAAGCCATGATAGTTAGATTTTAGAGTGTTGAAGAGCACGAATTGCTTTGAAGTCCTTATAGCTTCCGCTTTTACCGAAGCGGCTGGAGAGATCAGTTAAAGCCTTAGACTGACGGGTTTCAGGCTTATTGGAATCTGCTGATTGGCTAACCACTGGAGATGGCGGGGAGATGCGTGACGATTGTTTTACGTCAACGGAGCGACGTGCATACAGGCTATTGGCTGCGTGGGCCAACAAGTAGGGCAGTTGCGGCGCAAGTTCAGGAATTATCTTTTCGATGTCCTTCAATCGCCCGTCACTAATCATTGCCTCATACTGCTTTCGCACATCATTGTCTTCTCCCTGCAACCAAGGAAGCTCCGCTTTGGCCTGATTAACCAAGGCTTCTTTGAAGGACTTTCGTTCTTCTCCGACTTTAATCTGCTTGTCCTGATCGGGCAAGTAGATTTCCTTAGCTTTTCGGGCTTTGCGTAGTGCGTCCTTGATTTCGCGCTTGCTGTAGTCCTTGCCGTTGACGTTTGTCAGAACATCTTCAGCCCCGAGGTCTTCGCCCTTTTCGAGCAATTCGTCGGCCCAGTCGATAACCTCAGTGACTTCTTGATACTTAGACTTTAGGTCAGTAGCATTGTCAATGTTGGCATAAGGATTGTCCTTAACCGTGGCTTCTAACTGGTTTGAACTACGTTTAGCGATGTCGGCCTTGAGAGCTTCCAACTGTTCCTCAGCAGCTTTTCGTTTTGCGGTTAGCTCACCGTAACGGGCAACAGCCTTGCTACCGAGTTTCTGGGAAAGCTCTCTAAGCTCTACCTCACTCATGGAATCCAAATCAACATCCTTAGAAAGAACTCTTTGTTCCTCTTTGACATTTGGTTCCGAAGAAATTGGAGCAGGCTCTTCTTGCCGCACCTCTTCCTTTGGAGCTTCCGTGTCATCGGGAACCACCTCTTTGGTCTCTTGCTGCTGCTGTTTGGGCGGATTTTGCGCCTTTTGAGCATCAGACATAGACCGATACCGCATAGCGACTAGCTCGCTACTAGATATATTCTTAACCACAGGTTTTTGGTCGGCTCCTGCGTTAGCCGTTAGAACTTCGTTTGACATTATGATTGCCGTCTTTACGCCACGGGCATTGCGAGGTTGTCAGTATATCACAAGACTATGCGGGCAATCCGTGAGACATACGAACTGCACGCTTCATTAACAAATTGTTGTAATTGCAAAGCCCTAGGATTTCGTCGTACACCTGAATCTTTCCGCTAATCTCACGAAGCCGTCCTTCCGGTGCTCGTTGCAGCTGGCTAATGGCACTTTCACGACCAGCGGAAATCCAGTCTAAGAAATCCAAGAATTGTTCGCGATCCGAGAGGAATGCCATCTGCTGCTCAAGTGGATGCTTCTTATTGAAAATATTCATGTTCTATCAGAAATAATAATAAAAATTACCTGTCAACACTTTTTGCTTGACAACAACCCGCAGCTCCCCCTCAAACTCCCCCTTTCTTTGGCGGTTCTTTTGATTTTGCGTAGCAACTACTCCCGCTTTAAATTAGGATCGAATAAGATTTATAAACGAAGTGTAACCACTGGAAACTTAGGCCACTGAGCCTACTGAACATTCTGAGTGTTCATTTGCCCCATTTGCGCTGGAGCTGTTCCAATGCGACCAATCTGAGCATTCTGCATCTGAGTGAGTGCAAATTGGTACTGCTGAGCATATTTCTCTAGGCGACCACGGAATGTCTCATCTTGTTGCAACCGTTGAGCAACATCGGGCTGTGCAACATATTGCTGAATCACTTGCAAGGCAACCTGAGCACCATTAGGACGTGCAGGCATCTCAATGCCAGCGAAAATCTTAGCCAAATCGTCAGTGACCATTTTAACAACTTGTTGCGATGCTTGCTCTGCTGGCTGCAAAACGGCGTCAGCCATGATTGGGTCAATAGACGCAGCCATGTGCTCAAGCAAACTGTCGGTGTTAATACGGCCATTCTTGTCCAATTGAAGCAACTGAACAAATTGAGCTAGTCGCGCCTCATGCGTGTCTGGATCATTGTTCAAGACATCAAAGCTAATCTTGATATCAAAGTCCTCATCTGGATTACCCTTATCAAATTGCATTGGATCAGCAACTCCCGTTACGCGGAAGAACACTTGATCGGGGCCAAATCGCTGATAGCACTTGAACGCCATCTTGATGACATCCTGAGTGTGCGATAGAAACTTGTTTACAAAATACTGCTGGCGAATCGAAGACAGGGGGTCGGCAACGTCAAGTCCGACAATCTTATCCGCCGCACTAATCATTGTGCGCTCCATCTCAATTGAGCCGGGATTGTAGGGTGGCGTAGGGCCAAAGCTAATCTCGCCCGCACGACGAATCGGGATGTATCTGCCGGGGCCATAGTCCGTGGGCGCATTGCCGGGAGGATGGAGAATTGGCGGCAGAGTCGCCAAACTGTTGCGATCCGTCCGGCTGTCACGCTCTGCCTTCACTTGATCCTGCGGCCCGCGAAGAAGGTCGGAGAACGTCTCAACGTCATACATCCGCTTGGAGCTGTTGCTAAGGCGTGTGACAACGAAGGGATAGTCGTTGTACCCGTTCAGAAGCTCAAACTTAGCATAGCCCTTTACGTCACTGGCACCAGAGAACTTGGGGTGAAAAACCGTGCAGTAGATTCCCTCGGAGCCGTCCTCATCATCAATGAGACGCTGGAACGAGTAGACAACCTCAATGAGTTCACTGGCGTTGTATTGCTGCCGAGTGCGATTACTGGTACTGCCGCGACTTCCGTACACGCCATCCAGATTGTAGGTGTTTACGCCCCGATATTTGGAGCAGATGTATTCCGCCCAAGACTCGTCCCATCCGCTTGAGGTGACGCGGGACAACACTTCCTGAACCGATAGAAATGTGCGATAGAAAACATACGGGGCGCGCTGTGGGTCAATGCAATAGGACGGGAAGAACACGTCTCCGTCAGGAGCACAGCTTTGCAAGAACGGACGATCAACCGACATACGCGTTACGGGAATCTCACTGACGCCATTATTGCGAAGCTCTTTCAACGCCTTCTTTGCGCGTTTGTCTACTAGATTGGGGTAGACCGACTTGAACATCTCGATGATTTCATCGTCATTCTTGCCGTCGATAATGAGCCTAGCCAAATCCGGCGAGTTGGTTGCAATTTGATTCAGATCAATCTTCTGAAGATACTTCTTCTCTGTGCGCTCCCAGCCGATGTAGGTAATCATCAGCCCACGCTCTAGGAAGTAGTTTGCCCCAAGCTCCATCTCCTCTTTGAAGCGAGGAATGTAAGAGGCCACCATCCACTTCAAGAATGCGCTAACTACCCGTGCCCTACCGGCGTCAGAATGCTCAATAGGATAGGCACGGATGTTTGCACGCGAAAGCGATGCCGTAAACAAAGATACATAGCTATTAATCCGCTCATCAATAATGCGTGCCTCAGTGTCAGACGCACCCTCCCAAGGGAAGGCGTCAGCCCCATGCTTACGCATATCAATAGACTTACCCGGCCAACTGCAACGACGATTATCCCCACTGCTAATGCATTGGCTAAAATAGGTAGAAAGCTCAGTGAGCGTCTTATCATACGCTC